GGATTGTGTCGTTGACTGATAAAGAACTCATGTGACAATAATACCACAGTTGATTTGGTTTGTCAAGGGGTACGTTTTGCCCTTACAGCATTACGCTTTGAGCCAACCGTAAATCTTCTCGGTCTCTGCTTTGCGGTGATCCAAGCCAATGTATCCACCATTCACTCGCTTCGTGATTTGCTTGATGATGTCGTCACTTACGCCTTTATCTGCGATAGCGAACAAACCATTCTTCTCGAAGAACCACAGGGCAGTTTCCATTGCGTAGTCAGTCTCAACCAGCGAAGGGTTCTCCATAACTTCAGGCAAACGCATATCAGAGGCAAATGAGCGGTAGTTGTCCTTGCCTGTCAACTGCAAGAAACCACGGCCAATCCAGATGTGGCCCTCGCCTTCTCCGTTGCCCATGCGACCAGAGTAAACCTTGTCAGCCAGAGCCTTGGGGTTACGGGCGTAGGGTGCAGCCTCAGCCACACTCTTGAACCGAGAGGGCCAGACCTTGCACATAGTCTCAGCGGAATAATTGAGATTTTCACGGGTGATTTTTAGGCCCCCGCTCTCATGGCTTGCTTGCCCGAGCAGGTGAGCACCACGTTCAGCAGAGAGCTTAAAATGCTTAGCAATAGCTCGTGCCGTGTTAGGCCCAAAGGAGCCATCAGCGACGACACCACACTTCTGTTGCAGCTTCTTCATAGCATCAGACATTACGTTTACAGGCTCTCTATTTGTCGTTACATTCTTGTGCAGGCGGCTCATCGTCTCCACCCTTGTTGCGGTTGTTCCCAGCGGCTAGAACGCCACCCAGCGCACCCACTAGGAACGACGTAATAGGGGTCAGAATTGAGAACAGTGCTCTGTCGTTTTCACTCGACTCTCCCAAAGGCTGAGTTACGAACACCAAAGAGTAGAGGATGATAAAAATACTGATGCCAAGGATTAGGGTCAGGGATACCCCTACGAAGTAACGTAGCTTGGCCTCTAGGTATTCAGGGTCAGTCTTTTTCATTCTGATGTTCCTGTTAGGTCAGTGGCGCACATTCGAGTACGAAGGCAAATAGGAGGTTGGCATTCAGGGGTGTCGAAATGGGAGGGCGACTGACATTCATAACGATAGAAGCCATCACCGCTAAAGTAAAAAAGTACACCAATGGCAATGACAGACGCAGGCCATATCCAATGTTCTAGTACCATCTTACCACCTCTCCAGATAACGACCCCAGAAGTACAGACCAAAGCCAGCAATAACGCTTGTTGCTAAGATAATACCTGTCCAGAGTGCAGCCTCTAGGATACCTTCGATTAACTCTTTACGACGATAGACCTGCTCACGCTGTTGCTCTGGCACCCGGCGCTCAATAGCCTGAAACTCCAGCCAAGCATCGTTGCCGTAAGTGTAACTAATAAGCTGACGCAACTCTTTGCGTTGCTGTTCGCACTGCTTCTGAGCAGCAAAGATGTCGATGGCGCTCTTCTGAGTGTCCTTACCGAACAACGTCTTAAACACACCCGGTGGTTCATTAGCTTTCTCAGCAGCGTAAGCAATATCAGAGACAGCTTTACCCCACTCCGAGAGTTGAGATGCCATGTCTTGGATTTCACGACCAGCAGCAATGCCCTGCTTAAGCATTGAGAAGGCTTTGCTTCCAACGCTGATTGCCATGCCAATGCTAACTGGATCAAACATTTACAAGCTCCAGAGCATCTCAGGTGTCATGCTGCGTCAGCCTCTTGGATCACAAGGGTGCCAGCTTCGACCTGACGCATGATCTCGTCGAAATGACGGTTGCCCGGTGCCAAGGGGACGGACCACTCGGTGCCGTCGATGGTGGCCTTGATGCCGATGCGTTCGCCTAGGTGGTTTATATATTGGGCTGAGGTGATGTTCATGGCTTACAACTCCGCGTCCAAGGACATGTCTCCAGTAAGATACACGTTGGTAGCCCGATCATCTACCACCCCCGTAAAGCCTGTCTTCACAAAAGACGCTTGAGAAGATATGCCGCTGCTGCTGTATGCAACAAGGGTGTTTGTCCCGCCAGATGAGGAACCAAAAGAGGATGGGCCAAAGAAGATCATGTTTGCATTGGTCGCAGAAGGATTAAAGCGCATTGGCACGGTCAATGGGACACCGTAGATTACTCCGGCGGTTCCTGATGCACGGCCAGCAAACACTGCTCCACTGCTTACAAACACCTGATAATACCGCTGGCATCTCGCCAACTCCGGCCCCAGTTCAGGCTGGCGATAGAGGTCCACGGCAGAGGTCGTGTGGGTGCCTTGCTTGATGTGGATGCCCCACAGGTCAACGCCGATGGTTTGCAGGCCGAGGGAGTTGGTGCGGGCGTTGTATGTTGACCCGGCGCTGGTCCAGAAGGACACTCGGAAGTAGTCGTTGTTGTTTGTTCCCAGCGTCTTGCCGCTGATCGACGGCACAGCAATAGTGACAGCAAACGCAGCCCACGACGAGGTGAGTGTCACAGTTTGCGGAGACAGAAGAACAGTAGAGGATGGGGAGCCTCCGGAGCCAAAAACTTGGCCACCCTCCACAGCCATATTGCCAGAGCCAGATGACCGACGCGCCCAACCCAGAAGGGTGATTGTCTGGCCAGCATAAGAACGGACGCTCTCAACTGCGTGAGAAATGATTGCATACTGGGCAGAAGTTGACTGCCCGCTGACCGTTTGCCGATAGAAAAACGTGGGGTTATTGTTGCCAAAGGTGTCGCCAAGAGCAAACGCCTGACGAGACTGCGTAACCGTCCCGCCATCAATAGCCTGAGACCACCGATCAGCCCCATAGCCAGAAGAAGTAAAACTCGTCCCCCGCTGCCAGAAGTCGAAGGCCCCGTTGATGATGCGGTTTTCAGGGTCCAGAACGCCGGGGCGCAAAGGGATGCCGTTCACGGTCGCCGTGGTGCCGCCAGATGCGTCAAGGATGGCGTTGGTTCTCAAGGTGCTCATGCTGAGGCTCCTTTCAGGGCGGCAACTCCGGCTTTCAGGTCTTCGATCTGCGCTTGCTGCTCTTTAATCGCGGCGACAAGAAGCGGAATAACTTCTGTGTACTTAACAGACAGCGTATTTACCTCGTCCTCGCCAACATCAATGGCTTCTGGAAGTGCGGCTTGCACGTCTTGTG